AGATAGATTAACCAGTGGCCTTGGTAGTTTTTTTGGTGGCGGTGGCAGTCAATACTCAGCAGTATCTGGCGATACCTTAAGTCAAATAGCTGCTAAAAATAATGTGACCTTAGCTCAATTAAAAGCAGCAAATCCTAACTTAGCTAGTGTTTTTGCAAATCCAAAAACTTTACAAATTGGACAAAATTTAACAATACCCGGTGCCGGCGGCGGTCTTGGTAGTATGTTTCCCGGAGGATTATTTGGAGAAGACAGTTTCGCAGATAAAATACTTAACATTGATCCTAATAAAGGCACAGGTCCTTTAAGTTTTCTTGGCGGCTCAGGTGGTGCTTCAAGCGGCGGTTTTGGCGGCGGTGGTATCTTAGACACAGTTCTTAAAGGTATTGTTGCTAAAAGATTACTAGACCAAGATTCTCCTAACCCAGCTGATCTTGTACCAATGGGTTTAAATGCTTTTGGTTACACACCGGCTATGACTGAAGCTTTAAAAAATGACAACTATCGTATTGCTAATTTACAGCCTGCTTTAATACAAGGACAACAATATGCAAACCTAGACCCTGAAAAAATGCCTGCCGGTACACCAATTGCTACGGCTGAAGCTGGGGGAATTATGGGCCTACAAGAAGGTGGTATGATGATGAATCCTAATAGAATGGACAACAATGGTCCTGGAGATATCACCCCAGCATTTTTAGAGCCGGGTGAATTTGTTATGACCAGACCAGCAACACAAGTTTTAGGCGCTAGAAATTTATATAAATTAATGAAAGACGCAGAAGGAATGGCGTAATGGCAAGTTATTTAGATCCAGTAAGTACCGTAGCTGGTTTAGAAGATCCACGTGCAGCAAAAATGCGTGGAGGGTTTTTAGAATCCGCTTTTGATTTAGCCGCACAACCAACACCTATACCAGTTCAACAAGTAGCTGGATTTGATCCACTAGAGCAAGAAGCTAGAACTTTGTCTAGTGGCCTTGGTGGGTTTCAACCTTTTATACAAACTGGTTCTAATATGGCTCAACAAGGTTTTAACACTTTAGGTTTAGGCAGAGGCGCCTTAGCAGGAGCTTCACAATTTTTTAGGCCCGGCGCAGCTAGAGCTTTTTATAATCCTTTTGAACAAGATGTTGTGCAACAAACAATTAGAGATTTAACTGAACAATCTGATATAGCTGGTATTGGTGATAGATTTAATGCTGTGCGTTCTGGTGCATTTGGCGGCTCGCGTGGTAGATTAATGGAGTCTGAAAGAAACAGAGCTTTAGGTAGAGGCTTGGGTGAAGCTATTGGCGGCATTAGATCAAAAGGATTTTTAGGCGCACAAAATTTAGCACAGAGTGCTGGGCAAGGTTTAGGTCAATTAGGTTTAGGTTTTGGTCAATTAGGACAAGCTATGGGTGGTGCTGGTCAACAATTTGCTGGTTTAGGTAGCACTAATTTAGCTAACTTAACCTCACAAATAAATACTTTAGGTAGTTTAGGTGGACTTGGTAGAAACCTAGATCAAGCTGGTTTTGACGCTAGATTTAATGCTGCACAGAAACTTGCTGTTGAACCTAGAAACAGATTACAAACCTTACAAAGTATGCTTGGTATGTTGCCAAGCGCTAGAGCTTCAACAACTTTTCGAGCTAATGCTGGAGTTGATCCTATTGCCGGCTTAATTAGTTTATTGCGTGGCGGGAGTATAATTTAATGAGTTGGAAAAACAGAAAATTATTTAATAACTTACCACAGGGCATAGTCTCTGGGCTCGAACCTATCCCACGTTATCAAATGGGTGGTATGGTCCAAGGTTATGAAACAGGTGGTTCTTTTCCAAACAAAGGACTTGCAGCCTTAAATAAAGTAGCTCCAGACGTTGTTGAAAAAATGGGCTATGAAGACGGTGGTTTTGTTAATCCAAGAAACTATGTTGGTGGTGGCACAGTTGAATATCCAATTGGTATGGAAGCTGGTGCTTTAGTACCAGAAGTATTTGAGTCTGGCGATCAACAAATAAATGAGGCTTTAAATACTATGCTCGCTACTACAATGCCAACTGGTGACGCAACTACTAGTGTGGCTATGGAAGAACCTACTGGCGATGTTGCAGACATTTTACCTGAAGCTACAACTGGAGACAGTTCTAGTAAAGAAAGTCTATTTGTTTCAGAAGTAAACCAACAAAAGAAAATTTTACAAGACACTATTGAAAAAGTTATTGCTGAAAAAACTCAAGAAGACATAGACCCAATAACTTTAAAAACACAAATAACTGATTTTGTAACTAAAGCAGATAGTTTATTTAAAAGAAAAGTAACTGACATAGCCAACAAATTAAATGTTGAAGTTATGCCAGAGCAAGTAACTTTATTAACAGACGACTTTTCTACTAAACTAGAAACTATGTTCCCAAGTGTGGCTGCTTTAGAGTCCGATGAAGAAGACATGCAAGTAGCCATGACAGGAGACAATAGTTCAATAGCTATGATGGAAGAAGGAGGTCTTGTAGAAACAGCAATAAAAAATCAAGAAGAATTAGTAAAAAGATTAGAAGAAGAATTAAATAACCAAATAACTAGAGGCGATAGAGGTAGACTAGGCGGTGGCACAAGTTACATAGAACAAGCTAGAAAAAGATTAGAGACGGCTCAAGAGAGATTGGCAGAGTTTAAAAAAGAAGGAGCTACTTCAGCTAGCATTAGATCAACTGTTTTTACAAAAACGCCTCCTATTGTTGAAGAAAAAGAAAAAGAAAAAGAAAAAGAAAAAACACCGCCTCCTTCTTTAGATACTTCTTTAAACAGTAACCTGACTAGCCCCAATCTTTCTGATTTATTAAAACAAAATGCTGACGCTGTAAAAAACGCTGCTTTAATGACAGGTAAAACTAAACAAGGTGGTATCTCAGGATTTATGGATGTAGTAGGTCAAGCAAACTTATTAAGCGCTAAAGCCGAGCGAGAAAATCTTTTAAATCAACTTAAAGTAGAAGCTGAAACAACTGCATTAGGAGATAAATACGAGGAGGCAGCTTTTGCCTCGGCTGTTGATCAGTTAGACGAAACAGGAGCTGTAGAGTTTTATATATTAAACGGCAGACCCTTACCGAAATCTAGACAAAATATAATTCCAGCCGGTGAATTAGATAATAGAAATTTTGCTGCGCATCTTAAATTTATTAGATCATCAGATAAAACCACTCCTTTTGAAACAATTGTAGCCGATTTTAGAGCTAAAGCAGCTTAACTTAAAAGCGCGTCATGGCCACTAAATATGAACAATACATGGCTGGAGAAATTACGGAAGATGAATTTCTTTCTGCAGGAACTACTGAGGACTTAGATAGTCCTGATTTCCTTGAAGTTTTTCAACAGAGTCTAGATCAAATTCAAGCCACTGGTTATGCTGGAGTACGTGTTCTGGGAGAGACGTTTGGTAATGAAGCTTTACAAAGAATAGGTACTGAAGGAGTTATTCGTAACGAACAATCTGCGGCTAGATACGGCCGACCAATGACTGTAGAAGATATTGAAGGTGTAGGCGATGCAGCAGACTGGCTATTTACTAATGCTATACCACAAGTTATACCTAGTATATTAGTTGGTTTACCTTTAGCTGTAGTTGGAGGTGTTGCTGGTGGCGCTGTTTTACCAGCAGCTTTAGGTACAGCTGCAACTAGAGTTGCTGTTGGTGGAGCTATTGGTTCGTTTTTACCTTCAGCTTTTTTAGGCGCTGGTGAGATAGATCGAGAAATGAAGGGAAGACTAGATGATGGTTTTCAAGACCCATTGGCAGCGTTAGGTGGCGGAGCTATTATTGGAGCTTTAGATACAGCAGCTTTAGCTTTTGGTTTGAAAGGTGTTATACCTCAACTAGCCAAGAAGATAGGGGTTGGTGATAAGTTTGGACTACAAGCTTTTAACGATACTGTTAACTCGTTGGTAGAACGAGGTGTAACTCCAAAGGTAGCTCAAAGAGCAGTTGCTCAGGGATTAGTCGCAGCTGTTGCCGAAGGCTCAACTGAAACTACACAAGAATTTTTAACCGATCGCATAGCAGAAGCTAACACTGGGGTCTCTTCGGATGAACAAGAATTAGCTAGCACTTTAATGAACTCTTTCTTTTTAGGAGCAGTTGGTGGCTCACCAATTGGTTTAGTGGCCGGTGGTGTACGCGCTAGAAGTTTAAAAGAAAACGTTGAAGCACAACGACAATACAATCAAAAAGTAGAAGAAGTAGAAGCAGAAATAGACCAGTTTTCAAGGGACGAAGAATTAGAAAATTTATCGGAACAAGACCTACGAAAACTTGCTCGCACAGAGTTTGAAAATCAAAAAGATTGGTCGAAGCTATCAAAAACAGAACTTATTACTGAAATAAAAAATTCTAAAAAATCTGCCTTAATGACAGAATTTGCTAAAAATTTAGTTGAACAACAAATAGGTACAGAACAAACTAGAACAGCTTTAGAACAAGAAGAAGCAAATAGATTATTAAATGAAGTAGATGGCGCAGAAATAATACGACAAGCCGAGGCTCTTGTTGGCGGTAAAACTTATTTAGGCAAAACTGGTGGAGTTAAACAAGCTGCTCAAGACTTAGCGCAATACAACGTTAAAAACAATTATATTTCTACTGGGCGAAGTAAGCTATTATTGTCGCCGTTAGGTTTTAGAAGAGAACTTGCTGTATTAGGAACGTTGTCTGATGATGTATTATCGCAAACAGCTATGGATCTTTTTCCAGAAAAGTACAACGCTACTAGCGCTCCTACTGCTTTGTTAGAAGATAAACCAGGCTTAATAAAAGAGATTGCTGAAAAAAAATACAACATCGAACAGAATCAAGAACAGTTGTCTATTAATGAAAAAACTACACCAATTCGTGTTGCTGTTGGTGACAGCGGACAACAGCAAGGCAAAGCTTCTGAACAAATAAATACTAGAAACCCTGAAAAAAGTTTAATACAAGAATTTAAAACTCTTATTAACGGCGAAAAATTTACTTTTGTAAAAGAAGCTATTGAAAGCGCTGCTGGTGATGTAGTAGGTTTTCAGTACGTTGATAAATCATCTGGTAAATCTTACGAACAAATTCAAAACGAACAAGGCCAACCGACCATAGACTTTATTGCTGGAGAAACAGAAACCGATAGCAACCCAACAATTTTTACAAGCTACACTGTGTTTAGAGGCGACATGCCTATGCTGCAAAATGATGTGCTTGGTAGTATTAAAAATATTTGGAAACGTTTCTTTTTTGCTGATGGTAATTTAGGTCAAACTGTTTTTGAATTAGATCGACAAAGAATTGGTCGTCAAAGAGGTTTAAATAAGCTAGGCCAACAAATAGCAGAAGCGTATGAACGCGCAGCTGACACTGCTGTTTTAGAAGGCAGTGTTAAAGATAGAGCAGAAATAGATCAACTAGTAAATGATTTTTTAACTAAAGCGTATGAACCAACACCATTAAACGAAGAAGAAAGAGCAGCAAAAATTTTAGAAATAAATGCTTTGCAAGAAGACTCTAATCGAACAATTGACGAAATTAAAAAAGGTCGATTAGCTAGAAGAATTGATATTTTACAAAATGAATTAGATGAAGGAGCTCGTATTGATGCAGTAACTTTAGAAGACTTACCTGAAAATGTTAGAAGTGTTGCTGCACAAATGCGTGAAGCCATAGACTCACTTAGTAATAGAATTTTAAATGAACTCCCTGCAACTGTTTTAGATCAAGAAGTAAAAGTTGAGAGAGGTGGTGTAAAAGTTACTGAATTAAAAAGCGATATTATAAAAGCACAACTAGGCGCATATTTAACTAGAAGCTATAAATTATTTGATCCAAGTTTTGGTTGGAACCCTTCTAGTTTTTTTGGCAAGTTAAATAAAGATCAACAAAAAGCTTTTGATGTAGCTGTTGAATACATGATGAAAGATAAAGATGTATCTAAAGAAGAAGCTAAAATTATGGTGGACGATATTTTAAAAAATTCGTTAGCTGAAGACACAATAGATCCTAGTGTTGTACAAACTATAACAGGTGAACCAGTAGCTAAAGGTAAAGTATCACCAATAAATCAATTTTTAAAACAACGAGAAAAATTACCGGAAGAATTACGTGGTTTGTTTGGTGAGATAACTAATCCTTCGCAGTTAGTTGCAACTACAGTTAATCGACTAACTAGTTATGTAGAAAATTTTAATTTTTATCAAAAACTTTTAGAGGCAGATAATGTGCCTGGGCAAAAATTATTTGCTACTAGTCCAACTAGAGAATTTAATACAGAGGTACCTTTACAAGATTCACCTATAGATGGTTTATTCACAACTAAAGAATTAGCTGAAGCCTTAGCTTTAAATAAACAAGATAAAAGTGGCCTCACTAAATTTTATGACATGTTCTTTTTAGTGCCTAAAGCAATAGCACAATCATTTAAAACTGTTTACAGTATCACGGCTCAAACTCGTAACGCTATAACTGCTAGCATGTTTTACTTAGGCAATGGGCACTTAAATACTTCAGATTTTTCTGAAGCTATGAAAACTATTTACTATGAACTTTCTGGCACTGGCTTTGATAGTTCTGGGCAAAAACTTTCGCCTCGCATACACAGAGAAAAAATTTATAAACTGATGCAAGATTTAGGTATTGTCAACACTAGTGTACGTCTGCAAGATGTTATAGCTGTTTTTAACGAAGCAGGTTCTGGAGCTTATAGAACTTTAAATGATTTTCAAGCTTTTCTAAATAGCAAACATATCCCAGGAGTAAATAAATTTATTAAAGGCGTAACTAAAATAGGTAAAAAACCAGCAGATGTTTACCAAGCTTCGGATGATTTTTTTAAAATTGCATCTTTCTTTTCTGAAAAAAATAAACTAGCTAAAGCTTACGACAACTCAGAAGCTAGTATGCAAAGTTTAGAAAATTTTGCTAAAAGTTTAGGCAACCTAAGAATAGAAAATTTATCGCATGAAGATATGCTTAATCATATAGCTGCTTACAAAGTAAGACACACTATACCTAACTATGATTATGTTGGTAATTTTGTAAAACGGTTACGAAGGACTCCGTTTGGTAATTTTGTTGCTTTTCCAACAGAAATTATTAGAACTTCTTTTAATATGGCTTGGTTAGCCGGCAAAGAAATTTCTTCTGGAAATCAACAACAAATGATTCAAGGTTATCGTAGATTATTGGGTTTAGGCACCATGACTGTTGGACTACCGGCTATGGCTTTAGCTTATGGTAAAGCTGAATCAGGTGTAGATGATGAAGATTTAGAAGCAGCCAGAAGAATTTTGCCTGAGTATGCTAGAAATAATTTTATTATTCCAGTTAGTAAACGTAGTGCCGAAGAAGGTGGCGGCTTTAACTTTATTGATGGTAGTCATTTATTTGTTTACGACACCATATCTCGTATACCTTTTACAGTTTTTAACGCAATTAGAGAAGGAGAAAATATTGGTAGAGGCACACCAAGCAGTGTACTTACTGGTATAGGAGAAGCTGCTGTAGATTTAAGTTCAGCTTATTTAAGTCTTTCTATAGCTCCACAAATTTTTTTAGACATAACTCAAAATAGAAAAGAAAGCGGTGGAGCAATTTCTGTAGAAGGAGATACTTGGGGCAACCAAATAAAAGACCGATTTAATTATGCTTTTGAAAAAGCTCAACCAGGCTTTATGCAGCAATTAGGTAGAATCGCGCAAGGTGGAGAAGTAGGTGAGTTTGCTTTCGATAAGTATGGTAATAGACAAGAGTTTGACGATGCTATTTTAGGTTTAATGGGTTTAAAAGTATCAAAAGTAAACCCAACACAGTCTTTACCATTTCTTATAAGTGAGTTTAAAAAAGCGGAAGCTAATTCAAAACGATTGTTTACTAGAATTACTTATCAATCTGGACCTGTTTCAGCGCAAGATATATTAAACGCTTACGAAAACTCACAGCGAGCGAGTTATAACGCACAACAAAATTTTTATAAAGATTATTTAGCATTACAAAAATTAGGTGTAAATAAAAGAGAGTTACGTAAACAAATAAAACAAAGAATAGGTGATAAAAAAATGAAAAATAATATTAGAAGAGGTGTGTTTACGCCATACAAACCGCCTAAGTCTGCTAGAAGAAATTTTGAATTAGCTACTAAAAGAATGTTAAATGCAGGAGCTTCGGTGTCTCCAGATAGATACTATCCTAATAGAGAAATAATTAATTTACTTAATTTTTATAGAAGAAACAGATTAAATTTAAGTTTAGAGTTCTTTACCCCCGACGATATTTAAAACTTCTTTTTGATATTCTGCTACTCGCTCTAACCACAGATCAGCACAACGTTTAAACTCATCACCTTGAATAACAAACTCTTGGTAAATTAAGTCTACCGAACACATCAGGATCACACCTTTTTGTATGTTTGTATCATACAGCTCATTGTGGGCCAAAGCATAAGCAGCCAACTGACAAAAGTAATCTTCAATCCACTCACGCTTTTTAGGTTTGTTAGTTTGTTTAAAATCCATGATAGCTGGTTCACCTTCAAAGACACCAACGACATCGGCTCGACCAGCATATTTATCAGGGTTGTACAAAGACACTTCACAACCATAGACTTGTGAGATTCTAGGAAACCCTTCATCCATAATTTTACAAGCCATCTTGTAGGCACGTTTCTCTTCACCACTATCAGGACGATAGTCCCAAAGGTCGCCGTGCACAATTTGTTTTTCTAAAATGTGATGCACATGCGAACCTCTAGCTGCAGCTTCATCGCGAATACGGTTGGCCTCTTCTTCGCCAACGCGTTCAACCCACCGAGTCAGCGCTTCTTTGTCTTTTTTAGTAGCAGAAAGTATGGTGGTTACCGATGGCAACTTTGTTCCGTGACAGTCGTAAAATCTACCTTCTTTACGATCTTCACTAGAAAAGTTGCCATACTCGTAAGGCGACTCATATTTTATTATGTGCTTCATGCTTTCGGTACTTCATTTAGTTTGCCTTTCTCGATGTCTTCAGCAAGACGCTTCACCGCAAAAGCAAAAACATTACTAGTAGGTCGCTCTGTCTTCTTGCCAATCTCGGCAGCCAGCTCGACTATTTCTTTACGTATTGCTACGCTTTTCCATTTATTGATGTCCATAAGGATCTCCAATTATAAGTTATTATCTGATGACTCCATGGAGTCACCCCAATTGTCGCCAAGCTCTGCGTCTACCTTGTTAGGTATGCACAGTAGCACAGCTTCTTCCATAATTTTAGTTATGTTATCTACGTCTTCTTGCGAAGCTACGGAGAAAACCAACTCATCATGAACCTGTAAAAGTGGCGTATAGCCAGCTTTGTAGCACTCGACCATGGCTTTCTTAGTCATGTCTGCGGCCGAGCCTTGAATTAATTTATTTAGCGCTTTATAAACAAAAGCTCTTTTTACTTCGCCGTTATACTCATGCACGGCTTCTTTGTATTTAAGTGGTCGACCGGTGCCATATTTAACTGGCTCCCACATGTCGAAGTGACAACGCCTACCTAATAAAGTTTTGATGTAGCCTTTTTGATTTGCACTACGCATAACTGAGTCAGCCAACTGACGCACAAACGGCGCATAGGTATTAAATTTAGCTAATATATCTGCGGCTTCTTCTAAAGTAACACCAAGCTGATCAGCTAATTTACCTTTGCCCATGCCATACATAATGCCTAGACCAATAGTCTTAGCAGTCTTTCTATCAATGTCTACTAGGTTAGCTACCTCTTGATGAAAGTCAGCATCCCCATCACGATACGCTTCAGCAATAACCTCCGCGCCATCATACTTAGATAGATCAGAGTAGTGCGTAAGTATTCTAGGTTCTTGTTGACTAAAGTCTGCTGAACACCAAAGCTCACCTTCTTCCGGTAGGAACAAAGAACGAATCAACGGGCCAATGTTTTTATTACGCGCTGGTACTTGTTGTAAGTTTGGATTGCTCATGGACAACCGACCAGTGACTGTGCCACCAGACTCACCTTTGAGCTGTCTAATCTCAGCATGTATTCTGCCGTTGTATTCGTGTTTTAAAATAGAATCAATAAAGGTGCTGTGTGATTTATTTAATTCTCTAGCTTCACGAATCATACTAGCAACTGGATGCGTATGGTTTTCTAAAAAGGCTTTAGTAAAACTAGGTTGACCAGTTGGTGTTTGTAAATAGCTTAACTTCAAAGCATCAAATACTTTTGCTAAAGAACGCGCCGCCCAGAGTTGTATCTCCTCTACACCAGATTCTTTTTGTATTTGTTTGATAAGCTTTTTCTCTTTACTAATTAGCTCTTTCTTAATACGTTCTGCTTTCTTCAAATCAACTCGAACACCTTTGCGTTTCATTTCTAAAATTAAAGGTAGCACTTCCATTTCTAACTCAAACACATTCCATAAGTTTTGGTTCTCTAGTTCTACTTTAAAATAGTTCCAAAGTTTTAAAGTTAGCGCAGCATCTTGTGTAGCATACGTACCAACATAGGCCGAAGGTAAACGCCACATTTCAGCTTTGGGGTCTAAACCCCACTCGGCTGCTGCTTGGTTTAAATCTGCTTCGGTCTTACCTTCATTTAAATACATACGACCTAACGCATTGAGTGAGTAAGAGTAATGGTTTTCATCAACCAGTGGCGCAACAATCATGGTGTCAATTATTCTGCCGTTTACTTTTATACCTAAGTTTTCTAGCCAACCGACATCATACGTCGCATTGTGAAATATTTTATCGTTGTCACTAGCGCAAACCTTTTTGAAAAAGTTAACCACTTTATTTTTAGGAAAGTTAAAACCAGACTCATGACCAAACGGAAAGTAACCTTCAAAGCCATCGCAAGCAACTGAAATACCGACGACCTCGCCATCGTTTCTAATGTAGCCAGGACCAACACCAATTAAGTTTGGGTCTCTGGTTTCTGTGTCAATCGCTATCTCCTTTGCGTTTACCAATAGCTCTGTTGGAAATACATCCGGAGCTATCCATTCCGTTGCTGGTTTAAAAACACTCATATTAAATACCTATAGTTTTCGCTTTTAGCTTTTACCAAATATAAATTTTGTAGCGCTCTCGTTACTGCTACATAAAACTGTCGGTGTAAGCCATCTGGTTTTAAAATAAAATCTTGCTGTTGTGCTGGAGATAAATCCAACAACACAGCAACATTCTCCGCTTCTCCGCCCTTGGCTTGATGAATAGTTGAAATAGCTATTCTTGGTTCGCCAAAAAGATCCTCGCCATTTGCCAGAGCTTTCTCAATAAAAGCTCGACGCTTAACGTCAATAGTTTTACTAAAGACTTCTTTCCATTCTTCCTCTAAACATTCTTCTTTTAGTCCGTACATATTTATTATTTGTTCTTTGTTCACTGTTTGGTTTTTGTTTTCTTCGTTTAAAACTTTGGTAATAAAACCACGCTTAACATAAGTCTTACCTAAATAATTGTAAAGATCACCTAACTGAGCAACTGTAATCTCGCCTTCAGTATTTAGTTTTTCCCAAGCTGACATTGCCGCCATCATCTTATGTGGTATGTAACGATAGTGGTTATGTGAAAAAGGAAAGCCGTTATCAATTAAAAACTTTCTGATGTCGTAGCCCTTGGCTGCATCAGATAACATGTAGTCGCAAGAAGCTAGAACTAGCCAACTACCTTGCTCTAATGGTAATAAATTAACCGAAGATATTTCTGTTACTGCGCCTTCTTCTACTCTAGGTTTGTATTCCTTCTCTTCGCGTACTTTAATTCGTTTAGATATTGTCTCAGCTATTTTGTGTACCTTTTTAGGTATGCGAAAAGATTGATCTAAGATAATTTTCTCGCCCATATAATCGACAAAACGTTGTGGTTTAGCCCCATTCCATTCATATATTGCTTGGTCATCATCACCAGCAATATAAGTAATATCAACTACTTCTGTTAGCTTATCAACCAGTTGCCAGTTTAGTTCAGCTAAGTCTTGAGCTTCATCAACAATTAGTACCTTTAGTGGCGGTGCTGTACCTTTATCTATAAAACTTTGAATCATGTCAGCAAACGAATAAATCATTGGTACACTTTTTTTACGGTACTCTTGCCAAGCTTCGTCAATATTAGTTAGAAGCATGGGTGAAACATTTTTACGTAGCGATAAAATAGTAGACAAACGCTCTTGCTCAATAGACTGACAATTAGTTTTGGCATTTTCTATGATCTGGAAGTAAGGATCTTCGACCAAGGACTGCACACTGCGACGATTATCTAGCTTGTAGTTTTTAGTTAAATTAAAACTGTACTCGTCTAAAAATTCTTTAACGTCTTCACCAGCCATAACTCTACCTATGCCCATAACTCTTTTACAAAAAGCATGGCTAGTACAGAAGTAAGGCATTTCATCGAAGCCCAAACCTAAACTAGCATTAGCTCTATTCTTAGCTTCAGTTGCTGCTTTGACCGAGAAAGATATAAAAGCCATTTGATCTGGTTGCACACCTTCTTCTAAATGTTTTTCGACTAAGCCCAACAGCTTAGTAGTTTTACCAGTGCCAGGTGGACCAAAGTATTTTTTAACGTTCAGCACTATTCCCACTCCTTATCAATAACTGGTTTCTTAAAATCTTCGGCAGTGACATGACTGTTATCTATTTCAATAACATCAAGCACCCAAATGTTTTTGTTGCCAACACTTTTATCTATCCACTTAGCTGAGTTGTTGGCACCCATCTTTTTTAGTTCATCAAATATTTCTGCTTCTCTAACTGTTTTCATACCTTTGTATTCATGTATATATTTCACTACATCACGACCTCTAAACCACCACTGAGGCTTCTCTGCGGCCTCCTCAAAGCGAAAAGCTCCGCCCGACATGATAGCCAGCCTAGAGATAGATTCGGTGCTGACACAGAACTCCATGATGCCTTCTTCCAACAGACCACTTTTAGTCATATCAGATGGCATATCTACTTCTTGTACGTCTTGCAGTAAAGTATTTAATCTAGCTACCCACTCTATTTTTTTAACATCTGGTGGACACGCGTTTAAAACTTCCATACATCTTTGTTGAAACATAGAAAAGTTATGTAGTTGTTTTGTTTCTAAAACAATAGTTTGTCCGTCCATATCAAGATGCCAGAGCGGTGGGTCTGTAAGGTATTTTCTCAGGCCACCAAACACGGGATCTCTTTCAGACGCATCAATCCCAAAGCGCTTAGTGACACAGATACCACTCTGACAAAAATCTACCAACGGTGGTTGACTGCATTGATAACGATAGTCTGATTTCTCAATACTTAAAATTAATGCGGTCATTTCGCTGTGTGAAATTGGTTTAGAACAAACTTGCTTATTGACTTCGTAAAGCTTATCTTTCCATTCTTCTGTTTCTGGATATGCTTTTCTAAAGAACACACCATAAGAAAACAGTGCAGTATTACGACAACCTTCTGGGACTCCGTTTAGTTTCATGTGGACTAAACAAGGTGGGGCTTCATTCCAAATACTGTCTGTATCTTTAGCAATTAATTTTCTTCTGGATTTTTTAACTGGGACTAACTCATCTAATTTTTTTTCGCTAATAGATTTCTTTTTTACAAAGTCAATAAACTCTTCTAACGACAAAGCATCACCACTAGCGTTTAAACCATACCGAGTAGTGTCTTCACCAGAGAAATACGGCATGTTTAACCAGTTACCGGTTTGTCTTTCTTTAGGTAGTTGTGTAGACCATTGGTATTGTTTTGGAAATATCTCATCGCCAGTGCGACCCAAAGCTGCGGCAATCTCTTCTAGTTTATTTCTAAACTTAATTGCTGGCACAGGTTCTTCAGTGAACAAAAACAAATGCACACCGCCAGATTTTGTTGAACATGGGACCACGGGCAGACTCATATCAGCCACTGACTTAATAATCTTCTTAACATCTATTGGGTACTCGTCTATATCTATACATCCCCATTTACAGGTTTCATCATCTTTTAATGGAATCACGCCGATTGAAACTTCGCCGGCAATATGTTGCTTCCATAAATCTAAAGTTAACGGTTCTTGTAGAGTTTTACCCCGACCGTCTTTTTTAATTCCTTTGGCAGTATTTTTCTGTCCTGTTATTTCGTATATACCATACGCTCTATCTAAGCCCGAAAATATCTCCATGAATTTTTCTTCTGTTGTTTGCGTCATTACTTTAATTTGTTAAGGTGAGTGGTGACCTCGCCATAAAAAAGACCACCACTCGGTTGTTTTACAAAGGCTGAAAAAAATATTAAAAAGACCTTTGTAAAAAATTTAATACAGTGCTTTCGAGTTGTCCTCTATTGCTTCTGTACTAGCACTTTTGTTTGGTAGTTGATTCATACCACCGCCTGCGCAGAATTCTGAGAAATCTTTTGCTTCGGTAAACAAGTCCGCCTCCTTAGTATTAAGTGAGCGTTCTTGTGATATTGAATACGAATACCAAGAACCACGGTCATTGGACTCTGTTTGAGTTTTGATCGTGTACCAGTGCGAGTATGAAGGTGGGGTGAAGCTGCCTTTTTCACCATCCATCTTCGTACCTTGTATCAAGGTGTTAAAGTAACGTGAGTGCTTCAATTGTGAACCAGTCATACTGATCACGCATTTCTGCGGTGTGTCATCAATCAAAACATACCCATAGTGATTAGCAGTAGTTGTTAACTGAGTTTCACCAGACGGCGTTAGCAATCTGTTTTGTGAATCTCTGCTACAACGATTTAGTAAGTCACTATCCGCTGGATGTACCTTAACTAAACCACCACCTTTCTCACGTAATTTCCATTCCACCAAAGTTTTTTCGTACCAGACTGGTAAGAATAATAAACCTTCTTCGCCCGACAAGACTGCGTTGGTTCCTGAAAAATAAAGATCCCCTTCCTCAGCATCTGCATTGTAATCAGGCGAGGCTTTTTGTCGCTGAGGCGACAGTGCCTGTACAATGGAGATACGCGGAGTTCGCAGATCATCTGATGTTACTTCGCCGAAGCCTTTTTCTTCGACACCTTCAAAGAGAGCGACTAAACTCTCACCGTTTGCTTTCTTCGTTGCCATATATTCGTTCCTCTTTATTTGTTATTTGACAATTTTTGTTCGCTTGCCCTCGTAGACAGAGAAAAGTTCTCTAGCTTCTTGGTCAAACACCTGATTGTTCGACTCAACTTGTTCGCGTACGAACGCCTTGAGTGAACTAGGATGAACACTTTCTTTCTGGTCAGGTAATAACCCTTCCTTAATTAAAGTATTTATCACTTCTTTAGCACGCTCATCCTCGCCACGGCCAAACTGCACACTCACGACGTTCTTAATAAGATCGCCGTGACCGTTCTCTCTTAGCCAATGGTGAGCCGCATCTAATTTTTCTTTAGAGATACGGGCGCCATAATAAGGTTCTGCTGAAATACGTGAGCCATCACTTAGACGAATGTCTTGTATGCCTAGCTCTTGTAAACGCAGGGGAATAACTTCTTCTGATAAATTCTTTTCGGTTTCTTTCAACCTTTGCAAGCGGTCCTCAGCATTTCCTATCGTGCCTTGTACTCGCAATAATTTGTCACACAGTTCAGATAAACTTTTTAAATCAGTTTCTTTTAGGGACTCTACTTTTCTTTTGGTTTCTTGTTCGAATAATATTTCAATCGACATTTACTTCTCCTCTTTTTTCTTTCTTGTTTTCTTTAGTTTTTTTTGTTTTTCTTGAGCATCTAACTCCGCTTGTATTCTCCTCATCATCGCTTGGTGTTCTTTTATGTTCACGTCTTGTCTTTCGGTTTGAAAGTGATGACGTTATCTTTGTAAGTGGGTTTCTCGGCTTGACCATCAAGGTCAAAGTCTAGTTCAAAATCAATAATCTTTTCTAAAGTATCGTCGCCTTCGCAAGCAACAATATTGATTTCTTGTTTTCTGCCCAAGTCATAAAATAAATAACACAAAGTTTCATTTAAAGAAGTAAAACTTATTTCAAAACCAAGTTCATCGCGTGGCACAACATTATTGATAAGAATACTGTAGCCAAGATCGGTCTGATATATTTTTATTTCTAGCGGTTTACTCATTACTTTTTATATCTTATACTATGCTTAATGCACATTGCAAGAAATATTTTAATAAATAACGAATAATAAAGGACGAATCTTATGAAGCTTGAGACATATCAGTTTAAAACAAAACCCTACGATCATCAATACAAAACTTTAGAGCAGAGTTATAACAAGGATAATTATGCTTTGTTTTTAGAAATGGGACTGGGTAAATCTAAAATTTTAATCGACAACATTGGGATTTTATTCCAAGCTAAAAAAATATCCGGCGTGGTTATTGTTGCACCCAAGGGAGTTTTAGATAACTGGTCAATCAATGAAATAGAACGTCACTTACCAGACGACATAGCTCGAGAGGTATTAGTCTGGCAACCAAATCATACGCAACGTTGGACCAAGGACTTCCGCAAAATGGTTGACGAGGACAGCACTGGCACCTTAAATGTTTTTTTAGTAAACGTTGAAGCTTTTGCGACAGCCAAAGGTTGCAAATTTGTTGAAGAGTTTTTAAATACGCACGACTGTATGCTCGCAGTAGATGAATCAACTACCATTAAGAATCCAAAAGCCAAGCGCACAAAAAATCTTACTGCCTTGGCACCACTAGCAAACTATCGTCGTATCTTGACCGGTTTTCCAATTACCAAGGCACCGTTGGATTTGTACTCACAGTGTTATTTTTTGCATCCAAATCTCTTGGGCTATAGTAGTTACTATGCTTTCAGGGCGCGCTATGCAATCATGAAGCGTCAACAAATGGGCGCTCGAGGTTTTGATCAGATCGTTGGGTTCCAGCGCTTAGATGAGCTACAAGAAGCAATTAAAAATTTTTCAATTCGTTACACCAAAGATGAGTGTTTAGATTTACCAGCCAAAACTTATAGCAAACGTTATGTTGAACTTACTAAAGAACAAAAGATAGCTTATGAACAGATGAAACAAGAAGCGGTAATGATTTTAGAAGATGAAACTTTCTCGACCATGAACGTCTTGACTCAATTGATGCGCTTACAACAAGTAGTAGCTGGCAGTTTACGTAACGAGGCAGGAGAAACTATTTACTTAGAAAACAACAGACTACAGGCGGTATTGGATGTGCTGGCAGAGACGGATGGTAAGGTTGTGTTATTTGCTGTGTTCCGTACAGACATAGAGAGGTTAGCAGAAATGCTCCGAGAAAAATATGGAAAAAATTCGGTGGCCACATATTACGGCGAAACTCCTCAAAATGAACGTCAAAATATAATTACTCGCTTTCAGGACCCAGATAACGAGTTAAAGTATTTTATCTCAAATCCGCAGACGGGTGGTAGAGGAATCACGTTAACAGAAGCAAACGTTATAATATATTACTCAAACAGCTATGACTTAGAGCTTAGAATTCAATCAGAAGATCGTATTCACCGTATTGGGCAAAACGATAAATGCACTTACATAGACTTAGTAGCCAAAGATACAGTGGACGAAAAGATTTTAAAGACCTTGCTAAACAAAGTGAAAATAAGTAATGAGGTATTGGGGGAAGTTAGACAATGGTTTGATTAGCAGTATAATCAAAGGATGAAACTATTTGTTAATTTAAAAGAAGATTTTGCTATGAACGAAGGTATCGCAGAAGTTTTAGAAGAACTTAATCCAGTTTTAGAAAAAGCTTTATTAGAAAAAAGTGACACTTGGGATTTAATTACCGCTAGCATGATTCAAATTGCTACGTTGGTAGGGCGTAAAAACTTAGACAAAGACATAGTAATTACCATGCTGTGTTACATGCTGGCTCAAACTGACGGCGTATTTGTTGATGAAGATGAAACTAGACATTAGCTATGGCCACACCAGAAGAACAAGAAAAAGATACCTCTTTCCTTAGTGCATTTTCTTATGCACTAGACCAGCCTTTAGAAAATATTGGCACAACTTTAGATGCTATGGGCTTTGAAGATGCCGGTAAGTATTTAAAAGATTTAACTGAAGCGCCAGAAAATTATGAATCCGCGACCGAAGGTTTTTTAAACAAAAATGGTTTTTTATTTGATGTAGGGTTTTTACCTAGAGCTGTGGTAGAACAAGCCGGACAGTTAGCTGGGTCAATTGCTACTCGAGCAGGTGGAGCTTTCCTTGGTGGAGCTCTTGGTTCTGTTGGTGGACCTGGAGGTAGCGCAATCGGTGCAGTTACTGGTGCTATATTAGGACCAACTTTATTTGAATCTGCACAAATCGCTGGTCCGGTTGCTTTAGCTAGAGCCAAAGCCAATGGGCGTGACGAACCGAACTGGGAAGATTGGTCAGGTGCTGGCGGTACCGCATTAGGCAGTGGTTTGTTAAACGCTTTTGGCGTTTATGGTATTGGTAAATTAAACAGCACGATCTATGGTTCTGCTATACGTGAAGGTGTTACCGAAGGCTTACAAGGTTTGGGCGAACAAATAGGTAGCACGCTTTTAACTGACGCAGGTCTACAAATAGATCCAAAAGCTGCTATTGGAGAGGCTTTAATTGGTGGTACGGTTGGTGGTATAGCGCAAACGCCGAGCAGTATTTATGCTAACACTAGACAAGAAATAGAAGCAGAAGAAGTTGGCGAAACACCGTTGTTGCCTGCACCAGTAGCCGAAGAACCAATCGTAGAAGAGCCAGTGGTAGCGGAACAACCGACCACGGACGAAGGACCAATCATACTGCCGCCACCGCCAACTGATTACGGAAGAATGAGTGTTCGAGACGTTTTTGCTAACGCTCAAGATAAAGCATTGGAAAGCAATAGAGATATATTTATAGCGGGGCGTTCTGTGCCTCGTTTAGAAGAAGAATTTTTGGCTTTAGACTCTGGTCTTAATATTTATCCATACGCTGATGTCATGGAAACTATAACTAAAAACTTAGACCAATATGGGTATTCGGAAGATATGAATTTAAAAGAGCTTGCTGACTTTACTAAATTAAAATTGCAAGATACATACGATGCTAAGTTTATGGAAAGTTTTGATGCGTACGTTAATGAACCAGAAAAAATAGAAGAATACATAGAAAATTTAAGAAATCGTTTTTCACCAGAAGAAGAGTTTGATGTTGAAGATTTAACTCCCAATGAAATAGCTGAAGTCAGAGAAAACTTTCGAATGTATTTCGATGACCACCGAGGTGAAGTTGAAGATGTTATAAAAAAATCAGGACTTCGTGATGAAGATGGAAATTTTGTAAACATAGATACTTATATTAATACACGAATAGAAGACGAATTAGAAAGCGCGTTACGAGACAAACAAACAAGATTACAAGGTGAGTTAAAGTTTGTGAAAGCTGACAAAAGATTTTTAAACCCAGACTATAGAAAATTAAATTACACTCCAGGCATTACACCATCTATTTTATTAGCTAACGAAGAGGCCATACGTTTACAAGACAACATAGAAACTTTAGGTGGAGGCGATTTACTGGCGGATCTACAAATTGATCCTAACTTTGCTAGTGTCAGTGTGGTGCGTAATGCTATTAAAAATATGCCTGCAGAAGACAAAGCTATTAATTACTACAACGAACTTACTACTGGTAATGCTAAAGAAGATAAATTAGCTCAACAAGAAATGGAAGACTCTGAGTTGGACAAATTTTTAAAATTAAAAGGCGAAGAAAAAATTTCTGTGTCTGAAATAGATAGCTTTATGGAAGGCTACATGGCAGGCACAGTAGTCGAGTCTGTGCCTATAGCGCATGGTAGCATAGGTTTAAACCACGACGCTAAAAACAAAGGCTTTGAATTAAATCATACTTACCTACCTAGACTAAACCCTAAACAAGAAGAAAAAATAAAAAATGTTCAAGAAAGTATAGAAGGAGTAGGAATACTTGATCGAATGGAGCAAGAGGACATACTCAGCGACATTAGTCGTTCTACTTACGCTAATGCAGAAAGTCACTTTACCAGTAAATATGGTGAACCTTTATTTTGGGTGCGTGGGTCAAGCGGAAC